TGTGGGGCGGCGTCATCGTGACAGAGCTACGGCACATGTCGATCCCCCAATGGACGGACGAGAAGGGCAACTACTGGACGACCAACGCAGAGTCGAAGCCCCGCATGCTCGAGGGTGTGCGCGATGCCCTGGCTCGCGGACAGATTCAACAGCTTGATAGCTGGACCATCGGTGAGCTGCGCTCCTTCAAGATCGACGAGAAGGGCAGGCCGTACGCCCCGACTGGCGGTCTGCACCACGGCGATACTGTCATCGGATTGGCGCTGGCTCTTCAGTGCTTACTCACGGTGCGGGTATCTGACAAGCCCTTCCTGCCACAATGGATCACGGACCGCAAGGTTGCCGAGGCCAGAAAGCAGGGTGCCCGCCACGATCTTCGCCGATACTGACAACCTTGTGATACCCTGAGGCCACCATGCCCCGTACCGAAAAAGACCGCATCCAGTTCCTGCGCGCCGCGTTGCAAAACCATACCGACTTCTGGGACGAAGCACGCCCTCGGATGCGTCGCTATAAGAACGCGTACATGACCAAGTTCTATGCCGACATTGACCTCGTGTCAGACACGGCGATCCGCGTCGAGACTGCCGACGCCTACGCGACCATCGAGTCCATGATGGGCAGCCTGTTCACCAAGTACCCGAGCGTCGAGGTCGGACCTGACATCACAGGCAAGGGCGATGCGGTGTTCACCAAGACCATCGCCAACGACTTCCTCAAGTCCGCGCGCACCCAGGTCGAGTCCGCGGCACGCATGGCGCTCATCTACACGAGCTCCTTCCTGAAGCTGGCCCCGCGTGAGAGCAACACGCTGCTCGGCAAGATCGCGATGCGCGCTATCCCGCCGTGGCAGATCATCGTAGATCAGGATGCCGCGGCATGGGAGGACTGCAGGTTCGTAGGCCACGTGTACTACCTGTCTGTCGACGAAGCCATCGCCAAGTTCGGCAACAAGAAGTTCGTGGGTGCACCTCAACGGGACTACTTCACAGACTACGAGCGGAACAACGACCGCTCTTACCGCAGCTACAATGGCACGTCGAACGCCGAGTTACCCAATGAGTACCTGTACATAGAGGTCGTAGAGATGTACGACCTGCTGAACAGCGAGCTGCTGTTCTGGTCGAGCCACTACAAGAACGGAGCAGAGCTGCTGAGCAAAGACGCGATCCCTGTCATGACCTTCGACGGGCGTCCTCTGCCAAACATCGTGCCCTTCTACTTCGCACGTCAGCCCGACCGCCCAATGATTGGGTACTCTGCTATGTCCCGCGTCTACGACCAATGTTTCGAGAAGAACGTTTTGCGCACGTTCTGGGCGAACGCCGTCCGCCGCGACAGCCGTCAGTTCATCTACAAGGAAGGAGCCTTCGACGACGAGGCTCTTGCCAAGATCACGAGCGGCATCGACGGGGCGATGATCCCCACCGACAACGACACACTGGCCGGTCTGATTGCCGAGGTCCCGGTTACTCCGATCAGCAGCAACCACGCAGCCTACCTGAACTACATCGAGTCAGACCTGCAGAAGGGCAGCTTGACCGCCGGCTTTACTCGCGGCGAAGCGAGCAAGGCTACGGCAACAGAGGTCACTGCGCTCATGCAGTACACCTCGAGCGAGCTGGGCAAGATGGCCCGCGACCGCGATGCCACCATCGAGCAGGCTGTCACCCTGTACATCCGCATGCTCATCCCGCTGCTCGACGACGGTGAAACTATTGTCATTGCCACTCCGTCCGGAGCCAGCGCGGCCTCTGTCGAAAAGATAGATGCAGACTGGTCGTTCTATGCAACGGACGGCGGCGGGACTCCGATGACTGACATGGTGCGCAAGCAGCAGCTGACACAGTTGCTCGCCGTTCTGCCTGGCCTCGGCGTCCCCGCCGATAAGCTGCGTGCAGAAGTCGTGCGTCTGTTCGACCTGCCCGAAGCGTTCAACGAGGCGGCTCCGCCTGCACCTGCACCGGAGGCCCCGTCCGCTGCGCCCGGTAGTGTGGTAGCCCCGCCGGAAGCAGCGCCTACCCCCTCGGCTGACACCGCTGCCGTCATCGGAGGCGTGTGATGCCCATCTACGACTTCGTGTGCAAAGAGCACGGCGAGTGGGAAGCCCTGGTCAAGTGGGCGCAGGGTTCAAAGTGTCCGGAATGCGGCGTCGCCGGCGTACAGCAGGTGTCCATGCCTGCGAAGATGACCACGCTGTGGAACGCAGGCTGGAACTCCGGACTCAGTGGCAACGGCTTCTTCAGCCCGAGCGCCGGACACCGCGTTGCGAACAAGCGCGAGGAAGAGAAGATCATGAACGCTCGCGGCTTCGTGAACGAGAAGGACGCAGGAGGCGAGGCCATGTACGACACCCTCGCCTCGCGCAAGATCGACGAGAAGAAACAACTTGATGCGACGGCGAACCTATACCGGGAGAACTTGAAGAAGTTCAACGGGGACAAGGTCATGGCCGTCACTGAAACCTTCCCCGCCAAACAAATGCTTGAACAGGCGCATGCCCATGATGCTGCCAAGGAGTCCCCATGATGATGTCCCCAGAAGAAAAGGCCAATCTTGCGTCGATGCGTTCCGAAGCCATGACCCGTCAGGGTGATGTCGAAGAGAGCGAGGACGAACTGTACTCTGCGTCTGCGCCGAAGGGTTCGTTCAGCGGCAAGGCCGCCAACGCGCTGGTCGAAGCGACCAACCGTCTGCTGCCCCTGTTCGGCATCAAGGACATGTACGACCGGTTCACTGAGCCCAAGATGTCCACCCTGCCCCCGGAGTTCATGCGCTTGCTGACCATGTTCGGCAAGGCGTTCGATGACGCCATCGAAGAAGGCGTGCTGCCCGAAGACGCGAAGATCGACCTCACCGTGATCACCGACGACAACGGACTGCAGGGCCTGGCTGGGCGCATCGGCATGGCCGCCAAGTCCGGCACCTTCAAGCGCTTCCTGACCAAGAAGGTCAAGGAGTCCGCGCCTGCTGAGGAGTCCATGGAGGAAGAAGCCCCGATGGACTCTGCCGAATCCACTGACACCCTGTTCGCAGGAAGGATGTAATCATGCTCGATACCGCAGCCACGCCCGTCGCACCTGCCGCTGAAGCCCCCGTCGAAGTTGTCCAGGCCGCCGAAGCGGAAGACATCAGCCTCGATGAGCTCATCGGTTCAGCGTATGACGATCACCCCGAACTGAAGGGCGGGCACAAAGGCCTGCCCGACTACAAGAAGATCCTCGAGCACCTGCCGGAGAACGGGCGCAAGCTCGTTGGGAATCTGCGCGCCTCGTACACGCAGAAGACGACGGAGATTGCCACGCTCCGGCAGCAGCTCGAGGCAGAGCGCGCATCCCTGGCCCGCGACCGGGAGCTGATGACCAAGTCAGAGTTCGCACAGAAGGTAGCAGAGCAGGCAGCGAAGCCGTTGGAGCACGATGCTTGGAGTGACGAGGGACTGCAGGAGCGGATCGACGTGAAGGCTGCGCAGATGATGCAGCAGATGCTCGCCCCGTTGCAGCAGGATCTCGCCACGCAGAGCCGTCAGGTCGCGCTTGACTCGTTCAAGACCAAGCACCCCGACCTGACCTCGGACGAGATGCGCATGCCCGTTGCGCGTCTGCTGATGGATCGCCCCGAGCTGCGGCTCGAGGATGCGTACTACATCGTGAAGGGACAGGTCGCAAAAGAGCAGAACACGGCAGTGAAGACTGCACAGCGCGAGACTCTGATGAAGACCTCGACCGGCAACGCCGTACGCAGCGCCGAGGCTCCGAAGTTCAAGGACGCATGGACTGCCTACCAGTGGCACAAAGCCCACGGCTCCTCGAAGTGAAGAAGGCCAGCAAGAAGGTCGTGAAGAACCCGTCGACCGGGCGCACTAAGACTGTGCGCTACGGTCAGGTCGGCGCGACTGTTTCACCTGGCACATCGCGGGGTGACAGCTACTGCGCACGGTCTGCTGGCATCAAGAAGGGGCTGAGCCCCGAGAAACAGAACGACCCCAACACCCCGAACAATCTGTCACGGAAGAAGTGGGGATGCGTGGGAAAAAAGAGTAGACGCTGAACCGCACAAAAACGTGCTATACTGCCGGCAGTGCAACTCCTCCCGACTGCCTCAGCGGAACCCCAACAGGTCACCCGTAAGAGAGAACTGGGAGAGCGGAGCCCTTCGGCCACCCGACTGACTTAGTCCTGTTCCCAAAACCATTCAGTTAGGAGGCCGACAAATGGCCATTTCAAATGAACTCCTCTCCTCGACGCTGTTCAGCATCCGGGACGGGGAAGTAGACGAACTCTTCCAGCGCGTCCCTTTCCTCGACTTCGCCAAGCGTCTTGGTGGTATCGAGTACGAAGACGGCGGCATCAAGATCCAGCGCCCGTTGGCTGTGTCCAATCACTCGACGATCACCCAGCTCGCGACCGGCTACGAGCCCGTCTCCCTCGCTGTGCAGGATGTCATGCAGCCCGCTCTGTACGAGTGGTCTGACTTCGTCGCGCCCATCGTTGTCACCAAGAAAGAAGAGCTCGAGAACGCCGGCGAGAAGGCCATCGTCAAGATCGTCGAAGCGCGTATGCGCAACGTCATGGGTCTGCTTCGCCGCGAGATCAACAAGCAGCTCGTTGCTGGTGACTCCGCTGTTCTGACCTCCCTCGGGACTCTGAACGGTGTTGCCACTGTGACCGGCTTCCTCGAGCAGGGCGCACCCACGGCGGCTGGTCAGACCAACACCGTTGGCGGTCTTGCTCGCTCGCTCGTCCCGGACGGCAACGGTCTGTTCAACCGCATCTTCAACGCGAACAACTTGTTCGGCACCGACGGTATCCGGGGCATGCAGCAGATCGCGGCCGAGACTTCTGCTCGCGCACCGATGGGTGAGATCAAACTCATCCTCACTTCGGAAGCTGGCTATGCCAACTACCGCCGCGCGTTGTTCCTGCAGGAGCGCTACATCGACGAGAAGCAGCTGAACGCGGGCTACATGAGCTTGGCGTTCGGGAATGCAGCGGTGGTGCAGGACGTGTTCATGCCTACCAACGCCACCACCGGCCTTAATCTTCAGGCAACCATGTACTTCATCAACTTCGATGGTATCAAGTTGGTCATGCACAGCGATGGCGACCTCGCGGTCAGCCCCTTCGAGTACATCCCCGGCACGACCGCTCGGTCTGCACAGATCTACTGGAAGGGTCAGCTCATCGCTGACAACTTGGCATCCTGCGCACTTCTCTTCAACGGCGAGGGCTTCTAAACATGGCAACTACCAATATCCTCCAGTACCTCGAAACTACTGGCAAGTCCGTCACGACCGGCGCCGACGTACAGCTGGGCACCAACCCGCTCAACCGCAAGCAGGAAGAGACGTTCCTCACCGAGACTGCCATCACGGCAGGTCAGCTCGTTGCGGTCGACGTCACGGCAGCCCGGATGACTCTCGACCCTACCGGCGGCAACTCGTCGGTGACTGTCATCACTGCGGACTTCAACGCAGTCGGCACCGTGCAGAAGATTGTAGTCGGCGTTGCAGCACAGGCCGTCACCGGAACCGCGACTTCGCCCCAGCCCATCCGGGTTGTGGTGCGCGGTCCGGCCACGGCGTCGAACCTCGCCACCGTTGGCTGCGCTGTCGGCGATCCTCTGGTGCTCGACACTGCCGGCGCAGCGGGCGCTTGCATGGTCAACACAGCCGCAAACATCGGTCACGTTGTTTGCTACGCGATGGAGACTGTGGCTGCGGCTGGACCTGTCAAGGTCTACGTCCTCGGCTGCGGTATCTAAGTCTGCGCCAGTAGCAACAAGTCGGGTGGTGTGGGATAATCGTCCCGCACCGCCCGCATCTGCATGGAGTCCGCGTGAACCTGACCGAAATCCGAAACAAGATCAAGTCGATCACCGATTACTCCCCGGAGTTGACCGTCTACAACGAGCAGCTGGACCTGCTTGTCGGCGATGCGTACAACGCCATCTGGACTGAGAAGCGCTGGCGCTTCGCACAGAAGACCATCTTCATGGACGTCTGGCCCGACATCGTGTCTCTCCAACCTGACGGCACCACGAAGCTGTGCATCGTTACGGACAACCGCCGACGCGTCGGCTTCACCGGCCCGATCAAAGCTCTGCTCTCGTACCCCTACGTGTGGGAAGGTCAGATCATCGAGATCAACGGACGCGACTACTTCATCGACGCCGTGACCACGGGCACCGAGATCCGCCTGCGCGAACCCTACCGAGGAACTACGAGCGCAACCAACAGCACCTGGAAACTGAAGCACCGCTTCTACGATCTTCCTGCTGATGCCGTTGAGATCCTCGGTCTGCTGCACAAGGACACCCCTGCGGTCGGGAAGATCCCTCCGTACGGTGCAATCCGGGGCATCACGGCGCGCCGCGAAGAGGACTTGAACCTCCGTGAAGACTTCACCAGCTTCTATTCACAGTGCTACATCCCCTACGGCACGAGCAACGTGCCCCCGGCAGAGACGCTCACGCTGGCATTGGGCACCGGCAGCATCACCATCGGCACCTACCTCGAGCTGTGCTGGGCCTTCGAGACGGACGGCGGCAAGAAGGTCGGAGCGTTGAGCGAGTCGGCCATCTTACAGGTCACCGGCAACTCCGCTCGCAGTATTGTGGTTACCTTCAAGACGTGGGACGGCGTGACCGTCGCGGCCCCCGGCTACGTAGACAACGTCGACCAGGTGATGAACTCGTTCGAAGGCCTGAAGAAGCGCGTCTACTTCAATCAGAACTTCAACAGAGTCACCGGCATCCGCAACCCCGGCCTGCCTGTCTGGCGTGAAGTGACCTTCGGCTCGACGGCCGCGCTGCCTGCGACTCCGTTCGTCAACACCTCCGATGATCCTGTTCGTGTCGAGGACACTGCGGGCACCTACCAGATCGAGTTCCTCAATCAGGTCAGCCCGGGCAACAAGCGCTACATCGACTACGACGGCTTGCACCTCCGCTTCCGCCCGTACCCCCGCCCCATCGGCAACGACTTCTACTACGACTACATTCCGGGCATCCCGAGTGAGCCCGTGCAAGAGGGCTACAACGACGCGAACGAGCGCCAGTTCCGCCAGTGGGAATGCCGCTACTACCGCAAGCCTGCGCGCCTCGGACTTCCGACCGACACGCCAGAGTTCCCCATCGAGTTTCACCAGCTGGTGATCTACAAGGTGCTGCACGACATCTACAGCAAGCACGACAACCTGGCTCAGGCGGGCAACTACCAGAAGAAGTACGAGAAGGAGATCCTCCGTCTACAGAAGCGCTACGTCGACAGCGTCGACACTGACATTGTGCGCGGCCAGTTCGGAATCACGGGCCGCATCTTCTCTCCGTACGATCCTGCCTCCCTCCGCCGGGTGAACTAATGCAGACTAACGCCCTCCCCGATGTCGCAGCTGCCGGCATCGATCAGCGCTACACGATTGGTCAAAACTCAGGGGAGAACGTACAGAACCACCGCTACCTGCCCGATGGCGGATGGCGTAAGGACCGGGGATGGGAGCCCTTGATCCCGTACCCTGCCACCCCGTTCATCCTGACCGCTGCAGAGCTGGCCGTCGCTCGCGCTCCGTGCCGCTTCCTCGCAACGTGGGCCCGCCACGGCGGGTCTGAAGAGTACTACATCCAAGAGCGTGCAGGCATCTTGTCTTACACCTACGGCAACGTCGGCGATGCAGTCACTTCAGAGATCGTGCTTGCACGGAACCGCCATCTGCCTCGAGTGGATGAGCCCGGTACGCAGTTCGTGCCCTTCGGCCGCTTCGCGCTTCTCCTCAACGGGCATGACGAGATGTTCAAGTGGTGGGGCCGTGCGAAGCTCGAACCCTTCGGGTTCATTCTGCCTACGCCCACGCCCTACTGCGTCGGGGTGCAGACTACCTACTCCGCCCCGGGAATCCCGGCCGAACCCGACGCATTCGTCGCCCCGACCGGGGACGGTATCAACAACAGTCTGGTGTCTATGGCCGTGCAGTTCGAGGCCGGGGACTACCTCGGACTCGGCGACCCAGACAAGGGATCAATCAACTCGTACTCGTATCGGCAGACCTACGTCACGGACACTGGCTCCGAGTCCCCGGTCAGCAATCCGGCTAACGTGAGCTGGACGGTGTACACCGACGCCACGTTCCCCGCCACGACCGAGGCTCAGCGAATCCGGTACGCTGACGCGAACGCCCGCAAGTACGGCGTAATGGTGCAGGGGCTTGAGCCCGGCCCCGACGGCACCGTCGCCCGTCGTATCTACCGCACCAAGAACAAGAAAGATGGGCTGACCGGAGCCGGCGATGTCTACTACTTCGTCTGTCAGATCAACGACAACACCACGCGGCAGTACCTCGACTGCATCCCAGACAACCAGCTTGTCGACAAAGCCCCGACCTTCGCGGACTCGGTCACGATCAGCAATGGCTACAAGTACGGCGCGGCGTGGAACGGCGCGATGTGGCTGGCTGGCGGAGACACCACGCCCACGCAGCTCATCTACTCGGCACAGGGTCTGCCGGAGCAGTTCCCGGCGTTCAACTACTTCGACGTAGGGGTACGCGACGGTGGTCACATAACGGCCTTGGTTCCCTACTATGATGTGCTCCTGGTCTTCCGTGAGAAGGCCATCGACGCCGTGTTCACGAACGCAGCGGGCGACGGGTTCACCTGCACCACGGTCAACCAGTCCATCGGCACCATCGCTACGAACACCATCCGCCTCGTGCCGGGTGTCGGCATCCTCTTCCTCAACCTCGATGGCGTGTACCTGATCACCGGCGGCCTGCGCGGCGGGGCCTCAATCGAAGTCAACAAGGTCAGCGCTCGTTTCGAGAAGGAGCTACGCCGCGTTTCGAAGAACTCTCTCTGTAGAGCAACCGCTGTGTACTCCCCTCGCGAGAAGGAGTGGTGGTGCCACTTCCCCGTGGACGGCCAGACCGAGAACACACGCGGCGTAGTCTACGCCCCAACAGTGAACGAGTTTACGCTGCGGTCTGCCGTAGACCCGGAGTCTCCGCTTCTGGACTGGCGCTTCACGCAGCTTACTGCGGACCGAAGTGGCTACATCATCATCGGCACACGCCCATCCCCGACAAGCCAGAACCTGTACCCCGGCATGGGGTTGCAGGTCTGGACAGCTCGGCATGCGTCGGGCGACCTGATGCCCTTCGCTTCCTTCTTCGACACAACCTCGGTAGCTTATCTCCCCGCCGGCGCCCCGGTCGGCGTGTGGCAGAGCGGATGGGAGGACTTCGGCGACGACACCATCAAGAAGCGTGTACTCACCGTAGACATCGAGACGATCACCGAGGGCAACAACGAGGTCGAACTGTTGTGGGCTTCTGACTACTCGTCTGAGTTCGTCAGCGCAGGCACCGTGGCTCCGAAGATTGGTGACTACCTCAATGGCATCGGACCTGCGCAGGACGCCACCCTCACCTCGGGCCCGAACCTTGCAGTCTGGGACGTAGCGAAGTGGCAGGAGCACAAGGTGACCCGGATGCGCTGGGATGTGAACACCGGGTTGATCTCGCACTTTGCGTTCCGGTTGCAGTCGGCCAACAAACACACGTTGATCAAGTACAAGATCATGTACATCGGCGGCACTGTGAAGACTCCGAACACCAAGATGCCGGGAGCGAAGTCCTAATGGCACGCCAATACACTGTCGGACCTCAGCTTGCAGGCGACATCATCCTCGTTGACCCCCAGAACGACGAGATCAATCAGGCCGTGGGGGAGCTGAACGGGAGTCTCGACCAGAACAACATGCCGTTGGATTCGGTCGGACGTGCACAGCTTGTACCCCCGGCGTACACCAACATCGTCGGCCCTCCGGCGCAGAAGAACTACGTCTACCCATCGCAGGCGTACTACGTCGCCGAGGCGTGCAACACCTACTACATTAACGTAGAAGAATGGACGCTGGGATGGAACGCCTTCGAGTCCTCCGCCTTCGCCGCTAACCGCAGCGGGTGGGTGCTGGACTTCGTCGCGCAAGAAGGGATGCTCAAGGGGGAAGCTGTCGTTGACTTCACGCACCGTCAGTCCTACTTCTTGTTCTACTACAACTCCCTCACGACACCGGCTGCGGGTTGGATTGAAATAGTAAGAGACCAGCACAAAGGTGAGCTTGGGGTCTTTGTCAACGACGTCCTTGTTGCGCGTACCGGTCCGCTCTACATTGCACTCGGGCGGTTCACTTACACCATTCCGTATGCAACGCCGGTCAAGAGCGGACCCGTCCACATCGACGTGCGCTGGCTCATCGACTACAAGAACGAGGAGTATGTGTTTTCGTCAGGAGTAATCTACGATATCGGCGTGAATCAAGTGTTTCCAATCGGCCTCGAGCACCGCCTGCTGTGGTGCCGTAACCAGTACAGGTAAGACATGAGCATCATCACAACTACTCCTGCCCTCAATGGTGTCGTAGCTACTGCTGCGGCGGCGAACCTTACGTACACCGCCATCGCGTCGAACACTGTGTCGCTCGACAGCAACAACACTCAGACTGAGTGGGTGTCGCAAGAGCACGTCGATATCACGGCGAACGCCGCCGTGTGGACGACAGACATGGGGACGTTCTGCAACTCCGTTGGGTCGTTCACCGTGTCGTCGGAGACGCACGTCACTATCAACCTCGGCGGGACCGACCCCGTGCGGATCAACTTCGTCCCGAACCTGGTGTGGGAGCGCCCCTATGAACTGCTCCGTATCCATGCGGACATCAACTTGGACGACGTCATTGGTTACAACGAGGATCCTATCGGAGGCATTGTCCTGCCCGCGTACATGAACGCGGATAACGACACCTTCTACTTGAAGCTCTACTACCTCAACGACTCTAACGTATGGGTCGAAGTCAGCACCTGCGAGTGGGGCTACTCGGTCACCAACTACACGACGTTCGACATCACTAATGTCACCGCCGTTGCGGCTCCCGGCGTGGCTGATTACGTGAACGTTCAAGAATACGCTTTGACTCACCCGACGAAGCGCATGCGATGCAGCATCAGCGGCTTCCTGACCAACATAGCGAACGGCATCAAGGCGGTGGAGCTGCGGGCACGGGTATCTGACAATGCCACCCTGGCCGGAATCGTGCTCAAAGAAGCGACGATGGTCTGTGCTATGGTGAGAAACTAATGTCGTTCACCCCGCCCAACGTCTTCGTAGCCAACACCCCGATGACGGGGGCGGCGCTGTCTCAGAACAACACGGCTCTTCGGACGTACCTGAACGTCGGCATCGTGCAGGCTGACATCACCCTGGCCGCTGTGGACACTACGGACATCGTGCGGGGAGAGTTCTTCAACGTCACGCCCGACTTCCAGTTCACGACAGGCGACATGTACACGCAGTTTATCGACCTGCTCCGCGTGAACGAGCGGTACTTCAGCGCGCACATCAAGCCGTACGACATGCTGGGAGGCAACCCCTACCAAATCATGCCGGAGTCGGGCAAGCGCATCGTGCTCGAGCGTCCCGCCGACGTGCTGTTCAGCGTTGCCTACCTCGGCGTGGGTGACGCGAACTACCAACTTGAACAGCACCGCAACCGGAATCCCGGCTACGTCGGGCACACGGAAGGCGACGTTCTTCGTATCTCGGACATTGAACTCTGCACGAAGGGCCACAGCTTCACAGAAGACGACGGGCCGAGCTTCGTCACCGTCGACCCTACCGTGTTCCCCGGTGACGCCAACAACAGCGGCAACGTCACGGTCGGAGGGGCTAGCGTCGGAGACCCCGGCGCGGTCGGCTTCTACAGCCGTCGCTGGTACTGCCAGCGTATCGGGTTCACCAACTTGCCCGCCGGTGTCCATCACTTCTACGTAGCAATGAACCCTCGCTGCGACAGAGGCCACATCAAGGTCCTCATGTCCGAGGTCGAAGTCTTCCACCGCAAAGCTGCGTTCATCATTCAGGAATAGGAGTTCATCATGGCAGGCATCGGTTCAACCCTCGGTGGTATTGTCGGGCTGGCAGGCGGGCCCATCGGCTCCGCTATCGGCACGGTGGCCGGAGGCGTGCTCGAAGCGCTTCCCGCCATCATCAAGACGGACGCGGAGAAGGAGAACGAGAGGCGCCTCGCCGCCCTGCGGCGGCAGCAGGACCTGGGCACTCTCGGTCTGACCGAGGCAGAGAAGCAGTCCATGTACACGGCAGGTACAAACCAGATCGGAAGCCAGCTCCAGCAGGCGCAGGCCCAGTCTCGCGCCGTAGGGGCAGCGGGCATGGCCAGCGGTGCGGGGACGGCAGCGTTGCAGCAGGCTCAGCTCGCCGAGGCAGCAGCCAAGGCTGCGGCCGGAGTGTCGCAGAACGTGGAGGGGCAGAACCTGCAGCGTAAGCGCGAGCTCGAGGACGAGATCCAAGCACGCGTTGCCGCCGCATCGCAGGCGAAGCAGGACGCACTTCAGGCGGGCCTCGGCGCGCTGACCGGCGGCCTCGCTGGTATGTTCGAGCAGGCCAACCAGACCGTGTCACAGCAGGGCAAGCAGCCCACGCAGGCTGAGATTCAAGGCTTCGCAAAGCAGATGAACATGTCCACGGAAGACGCGGCCGGACTGATGTCTTACGTCGGGCGCAACCCGGACGCAGCGAAGTACCTCGAAATGCTCGGCGGAGGAAAGAACTAAATGGCAATCTCCCAGGTTAGCAAAGGTGTTTTCCTCGTGTCCCCGGATGCGATGAAGAACTACAAGGACACGTACGCTTATCAGATCTCGCAGATCTTCACGAAGCAGCGGGCTGAAAACTACGAGCTGGCGAAGAAGCAAGCCGACATGGAGATGAAGAATACCATCGGCCAGTATGAGATGGAGATGAAGCAGTACCAAGCAAAGGTGGAGTCGTTGGCCAAGCGGCGCGACGAGCTCGAACAGATGAAGCTCGACGTCGCAGCGGGCCGGTTGAAGGCTACCGACGCAGCGAACATCGCAGCACTGCGCGAAGCTACAGATCGTCAGCGTCTCGCGCTGGACTACGCGAAGGCCAAGGCGGACACGATGACGTTGTCCGGAGGCAGCACTTCACAGAGCTCAGGCAAGTCGTCGGGCACTACGGCCGGGCGCGGCGGGGGCGGGGGCGGAGCGGGAGGTGGACTTCGCTTGACCCCTGCGGAAGAGGCTGAGGTAGGCACTGCATCCGCAACCGGATCGAGTACCGCAGAGAAGGCAACGGCCCTCAAGACCGCGCGCCAAGCGGGCAAGCTCCCGTCTACCGAGCAGGCAGACACTGACAACCAGAACAAAGCGTTGGTCGACTCAATGACCGCGCAGCGCACCAGCAGCGCCGTGGATGCCGATCAGGCCCGCGCTGATGTCATCGACGAACTCAACGCTTCTGGCCACGGCGACATCACAGACAGCTATTTCACTCTCACGTCCCCTGAAGCGACAGGGGGTTCAGGCGGAGGTTCTTCATCTTCGTCGCGTCAGTCCTCGTCCCGCCGAGAAGGTGCTACTCAGGTCACCAAACGCCCCACGTTGGGCGAGATGCCTGGCGTGCCTGTGGTTGCAGCCCCGGCCACGGCGACGGCGGACGAAGTCAACGCTGCCATCCAGCTGCAGATCGAAGCGCTGAAAGACCCGACCGCTCCGACGTTGAGCCTGCCTGACTACATCACCCGTGTCCGCGACATCAACGCCGGGCGCTTTGGTCCGACCAACGCGTACCCCTCGTACCGTCAGCGCAACGTGATGCAGGGCATCTACAACATGAAGCCCGAAGAGCAGCAGGCGTTGATCGCGCAGTACCGTGCGCAGGGTGCGAGTCCGCCCGCTGCTGTCGGGGCTGCCCCAACCGCAGCTGCCCCGGCTATGGAGGCCCCGTCTCCTGTCCGGGTAGCACAGCTGCCTGCCGGGGTATCCGCAGGCATAGCCAACATGCCGAGCACGCCGGCACCGCAGCCACAGCCTGTCCCGCGCCCAACCTACACTCCGCCTCCGGCCAGTGCCGAGGGTATTGCGTACACGCCTCCAGTGCGGGGAGCTAACTACGAGCCCGATATCGGTACTCGCCCCGAGAGCGAAGCGCCCGACAACGTGACCAATGTTCTGTCCCCCGAAGACGAAGCTATGCTTCGAGCAGCAGACGCAACCGAGAGTGCGGTCGCGGCGAACGCACGTCGTCAGCAGGTAGCAGACCGCCGGGCTGAACTGGAAGCTGTCCTCGGCCGACGCGCGCAGGACACAGAGTTGATCGACTCGATGATGTCACAGGGTTTTAGTGGCTCAAGCGTACCCACAGCAGACCTCGTTGCGCCCGGTGTGCGGCCCTCTGTGCCGCGTCCGGTCTACGTTCCGACCCAGACTGCAGCTCCGATCCCATCGATGGCTGCACGCCTCGCTGGCGCGCCCCCTGCGTCGATGGGCGTAAGGCCTGAAGGCGTGCTGCCTCCGTCGATCCCGGTAGCAGGCCCGTCCGCTGCGGACGCGGCTCCTCGCTCTCCTGTGTTCGGCACGCCCGAGTCTCGTGCCATGCTGCAGCAGCAGAACGAGACCCCCGGCATGATCACCGGTGGGACGAACCTGGCGATCAGCAAAGCACAGCGCGCAGCAGCAGAGTCGAAGGCTGCGGCCGATGTCAAAGCCGTACGCGGGGCGGGCATCAACAAGGGGCCTGCCACCCCCGAGACGCAGTGGATGGATCAGCGGATGACCGCTGCTCTGACTTTGGCCAAGCAGCCCGACCGCCTAAGCCGCGTCGTTGCCAGCAAGGTTGGAAAGGAAGCCACGGCGTACTACACTGCGGACAAGGCCAAGGGCTTCAGTGTCCAGCATACCGTGACTACCTTGAAGAGCGCGTATCAGGCTGACCCCGAAGCGCGCAACCGTGCAGTAGAGATCGTGCTTGCTACGGCGATTGCGAATCACGACGCCACCAACCCGTAGGAGCCTACTGCATGACCCCGGCCGAACGTGACGCATACGCCCAAAGCATCCGCGCAAAGAGCAAAACCTACGGGAAGCCTGCGCCTCCTGTAACCGTGCCCGCCCCGGTGCCCGGAGCCACAGAAGCGAACAGGCAGGCACGGCAAATCGTGTCATTGCCCACTGATGTCAACGAACTCACGCGGGCCGAGGACGAACTGCGCAAGGAGTTGACCCTTCGGCAACGGGCACGGGCTGTGGGCCCGGTGTCTGACGACGAGATCTCGCGGCAGGTTGACGAAGAGATGAACCAGCGCAAGCAGCCGATGTACGTCGGCAGCTTTGCCGGGGCGACTGTCCCTTACACGTCAGTCGACCGCCCCGGTGTCAACACTGCAATCAACTCCGTGAAGGCCGTGCTCGCGCCCGGCCTGCCTATCGTTGCGGGCATGAAGCCGTCTCTGTATGCAGAGAATGCGCCGCTTCCTCCTGGTGTATCCCTGTTCGAAGAGACGATGCGCCCGCAGATTCGTGCGCCGAAGGCAGTCGAGGAACCCTTCGATGCAGTGGAGTTCGAGAAGAGCATTCGTGACCTGCCCACGGCGGAGCAGCAGGCAGAGCGGTCGAACTTCTCCGGGATGCGTGCCGCATACAAGCGCATCCGTGACCTGAACCCGAGCATGAACAGCGAAGACATCTTCAATGACATGTCGCGGCAGCTCAAGGGACTGGGCCCGCAGTTGCAGGGAAAAGGTCCGACCATCACGCAAGACCCTGCCACGATGGGCAAGGATGCAGGCGTGTCTGTCAGCAAGGATCCGCTGAGCATCGCCCTGTCTCGGCAGACTACTACCGGGTCGGTGCCCAATCTCGAGCCCGGACAGATGGCGTTCCTCAAAGCGAAGAACGACGTCGACCTCGGCATACGCCAAGCGGAAGATCGTGCAGCGTTGCGCAAGCAGACCTTCACTCCGGCCGCAACCGGCGGCGGAGACGTGGACGGACGGCGTGGGGCAGTTGCTCCGCCCACCCGAGCGGCGGCCCGGCCCTACACCGAGAAGGAAATCGACGACCTGATCACCAATAAGACCAACAGCGGGGCGTACGGGACGCTTGACTGGTGGCAAGACGAGGCAAAGAAGAACGAGATCCTGTCTTCGCCTGACAGATTCGTGAAAGGCGGCGTCCTGTTCCAGACAGAGTACCCGACAGGCGCAACTGTCGAGTCTCCGACGATGTACGGGCTGCGGTCTGCTATGACTTTGATCAACGCGGCAACCGGAGCGGTCGGCTATGCGTTCACCCCTGACATTGTGCAGGAGAAGAAGTCAGCCGGACGCCCGGAAAAGTTCAAAGGCACCGGCCTGTACGAGAATGTGCTGTACAACGTGGCTAAAGGCGGCGGACTGACGCAGGAAATTGGGGATTTGTACAAGTACAACCCCGATACGGACATGCAGAAGTACGAAGTCGTCGGACAGGTCGCAGGTTTTGTCGGTGATCTGCTGTCCCTCGGCGATCTTGCGGTGGGTGCGGGTGCAATCGGCGGGGCCAAGGCTGGACTCTCAGCAGCCCGGGCAACAAAGGCTGTCGAAGGGGCAGTAGACCTGGCCGCAGTGGCCAAGTACGCGTTCAAGGGCGCGGCGTCCTCCTACGTTGACGCAATCCCGGGGTTGAGCAAGCTCGCAACGAAGCTGGCCCCCGGCGATGTGCGTCTGGTGTACGGCGGCAAGCTCTCTCAGGAGATGGAGGCGGCCAGTCTGTACAAGACGGTGTACGACGCAGACAAAACCCCAAGAAGCATCTTCGAAACCGGGGCCAAGCCGGCAGCAGACGTTGAGTTCGAGGCGTTTCGGGCACACTCTGCAGCAGAGGACGCAGTCCGCGCCGAGTTCCCGAACACCAAGTTCGCTCGGGACCTCGGGGAAGAAGGCGACAGGATGCGTGGCATCCTCGACGGCAACTACTTCTCGAAAGGGCAGAAGGCATTCAACGAGGCAGATGCCGTGGCCCAAGCTGCAGCCAAGCTGGGCAAAACGCCGCTGACCACGGCAGAGGAACTGTTGCTCAAGCCGTACCTTGCAGCAGCCGCGCGCTCCGACCCCAAGATCACGGCCAGCTTGGTCGAAGCGTTCAAGGGCGCAGAGAAGAACCGTGTTACTGCCTCGGCAATCGCAGGGCAGCTCGGACAGGGGGAAGCACTCAACCGATTCTCAGGTGCGCTGCGTAAGGCAGCTGCGTTCGAAGCCGGAGTCAAGACGGTAGACACCGGTCTGTCCTCGGTGATGCAGCGCGGCGGGGCCGTAGTCATCGTCACGCCTCGGACGCTGGCTACTCCCGCGAACGCGGAAAAACTGGCGGCGAAGTATCAGGCGACTGACTTCTTCACGAAGGCAGTCAAGCCTTTGCAGGATGCAGGGCGCGTCGAGCTCTCAATCGCAGGCAAAGTCGAGCAGGGATTCCAAGTCACGCCCGAGATTGCCGCGCAGTTGACTGCCGCTGCGAACGAAGCACGCCTGTCGGGCCACATCACGGAAGCCGTACAAACGCAAGTGCTGAAGAACATTGAAGCGGGCGTCGTCACGGCCGCTGATATCCGCACTTTAGCGTACGACCAGCTTGACACCCTCGCCCTGGCAGAGCAGAAGGGTGTCCAGTCTCGGGCCTTGGCAGAAGTAGGCAAGCCGGCAGAGGGACGGGGCCTCGGACCTACGCGCGCAACGACCATTGCACAGCAGCGCCGAGCCCAAGAGCTGACGAGCGATCTGCCCTTGATGTTCCGCCGCACAACCAACGAGCTGTTGGATAGCTCCGACCGTCTCGGGCCCATCATCTCCCCGGTGCAGAAGCAGATCATCGCCGACGCACGCGGGAAGGTAAGCGCCCTCGACCGTACTCTGCGCGACGACTACCGCCGCCTTGGCAAGGACGCTGGGTTTGCAGAGTCGTACGGTCTTCGGCTTGACGCCTCCTCGACAGAGAAGATCATCGCCCTGGGACAGGGAACTACGAACAGTGCAGGCGGTAAGGCCTATGCCACGGCCTTGATTGACAGCCTCATCTACGGGTCGAAGGATCAAAGCCCTTGGGTCCGCGCCTTTTCTGGACAGTACTTGTACGGCGAACAGATTCTGTCCTCCACGCGGGAGTACACCGCACTAATCGACAAGCTTGCGGACATGACTCCGCAGCGATTGGCAGAGAGCTTGGACGAAGTCTTCGCAGAAGTGCAGAAGATGGTGTCGACCACGGTCAACACGCGCATCACCGATGCCGGTGGTCGCGTGCTTGCTGTGCCGAAAACGCTGAAGAGCGAGGCACTTGCCGTGGCCTATGCCCGCACGCGCGCCAACGAGATCATCGCCGACGCCGCAGTGAAGCTGATCCCCGAACGGCCCATGGCATTGACCGACCTTAGCCGCACCGTGATCGACGAGCTGACCCGTATTGCAGGCGGGAAGGATGAGGGGCTGAAGTTCTTCTACGACATGGTGAAGAAGGAAGCTGCGTCTCCTGGGTACTGGGATGACTTGTTAAAGCGCACCTTTGTCGACGGAGATCCGGTACTGGGCCCCGCTCTTGATGACCTGATCTCGAAGACCACCTCGCTCGATCCGGAGACTGCAGCTCAGTTAAGCCGCGCCCTGGAGAACCGCTTCCTTGCCGAGTTCAAGGGGGACGCACCTGCCGGGCTGCTCGAGGACGTCACCACGCACGTAGACCTGATGAAGTCTGAAGGCCTGCTTGCAGACAACAGGATCGACGAAGCACTGCAGCGAGTCGACGATCTGTACACCGGGAAGCTGGACGCCTCGAAGCTGGCGCTGCCCGCAATAGCAGAGCGCATCAAGGCAGACCTCGGATCAGAGGCGAAGTACAGCCAGCTTCTCAAAGAGCTGGCCAAGCTGTCTGACATTGCGCACGACGGGAACATCTCGGCAGGCAGGGCGGTACGGGTAGTGCGCCAAATGATCAATGCGTACCACTCTTTCTACTACTACTCCATCTTGTCGTTGGCCCCTGCGTTCCACGGCGTCAACAACTTGAGTGCGCCGGCCATCGCCTACTTCACTACGGGGCGACTCTCCAATCCTCTTCGCACCCCCGAAGCTGCGAACATCCTGCTCCTCGGAAGTCGCTACGCGGATCCGGCCAAGCGCCTGGTACCTGTAGTCACGGATGCCCTCGGCAACGTGTACACGCGCGGCGACCTGTACGATCTCGCACTGCGGAGCGGCGTCTTCCGCAGTCAGATGGAGGCGGCTGTGTCGGGCGACTTCATCAACGAAGCCAACAAGCTGATGGGCACCGAGAAGCTGATGGGCATGGAAGGCAAGGCCCTCACGACAGGCCTTCAGGCACGACGTGCTCTGACTACCGGGCCGCGAGAACTTCTAGCGGATCCCATCGCAACGTGGACAGACAACATGTGGCGCATGGAGTCCGTGACCGGAGCGCTTCGAAACGGCAAGACCATTGAGGAAGCGCTGTCCGTCGGCAAGAAGTCGCTGTTCGACTACGGCACCTTGACTGTGCCAGAGCAGTTCTTCAGCACGAACTTCTTCGTGTTCTACAACTACTTCCGTCAGTCGGTAGTTCAGTTCATGCGCAACGCCGTGGCGAATCCGGAGCGCATCACGCGCATGATCAGGGCTACCACGCAGCCCAGCCGCATCGCCATCGGCGACCAGAACTACAACGACCTGTCGTTCTACGCCGCGCCAGAGCTTGGCACCACCCGCATCGTTGGCCGCTATGACACGGCCTCGTCCAACAAAATCGGTAGCTCCATGCAGCTGCCGATGATGCCCGACGCTGACGCGTTGAACATCGCCGGGGCGCTGTTTACCGACCCGTGGAGCTGGGTTGCAGGACCTACGGCGGAGGGGCGCAACCGCGTATTCACAGAGGGAGCGTTGGCAAAGCGCCTGGGGCCGTTGACCAAAATGGCAATAGCAATACCGGCGAGCGATACTCCGCTGGACGACCTGCTCGAAGTCAAGCTTGCCCAGAACAGGCTCATGCCGGAGCACATCGCGTTGCTGATGACGAGCAACGAGGCTGCAGGGACTGCGTTCTTGAACTACTTCAATGCCAAGACAGTGGACGCATCCCCCAGCGAAAACGCCTACAAAGGCAAAGCATTCGTGGTGTCGGACGAGGACTTCGCACGCTACAAGAAGTACATCAACGCGATGCAGGTCGGCGGTATCAGCCGCATCTGGAACGACTATGGCAAGATCGCTGGAGGTTCCGATCTTACGGGGGCCTATCCAGCGGGGATTGTGGAGCAGATGCTTGACGCCATCGGCGCGGCCAAGTTCAAGGGCGCCGAGATGCCCGAAGCTGTACAGCGCAAGGCAATCCAGTCCCGCACCACGGTAACAGAGAAGGAGGCCAGCGAACTCAAGAAGGAGCGTCAGCCGAAACGTGAGATAGATAAACGAAAATAGTCTGATATACTACTACCAACCTGTTAGGAGTTTCACCATGTCCGAGTACAAGCGCGATGTCAGCTACGACATCACCCCCGTCAAGAACCCCGGCAAGAGCAAGGGCCACAAGGGGACTTCGTCCTCGAAGTCGCCGAGCATTCCGAACCTCATGAACCCCGGCACCTACACCATCGCCAAGCCTGCAGGTCAGCAGACCTCCGGCGGGTACGCTGCTGGATGGAAGCCTCGCTCCGGCCGCACGAGCCAGAGCCCCGAGGGCCAGAACGTAAAGTACCAGGCTCCGCGTGACACTGGCAAGTCCAGCATCAGCGACCTGCCCGGTCAGTACACCGGCGTGCCGAAAGCAGGGGGCCGATAGCATGGCACCTCAACACCGCCCGAACTTCATCCATGTTCTGGTTGCCGTCGTCAGTGCGTTCATTGGGGCAGCGGGCGGGGGCACGCTTGCGTCCACTCGCATCGGCCTGCCGGAGAACGCGCCCGACTCTTGCCCGCCCTGCCCCGAGTGTCCCGTTGTTGTGGAAACTCCTGTGCCTGACGGTCCTCCTGTGGCTCCTACTGGCCAGCCTTCGGGCATGGTGCAGTAGATGATGAAGAAGAAGCCGCTGCCCAAGACCTACAAGGCTCCGCCGGGTTCTCCTCGCGCCAAGCAGTTGGCGAAGGCGACGACCCTCTACAAGTCGGGGAAGAAGCAAGCTGCGTTCGACATGCGTGAAGGCATGGAGAAGAAGGTGCGCAATGCCAAAAAGCGTTGACTACTCCGGCATGGCCAAGAAGTACAACACGACACCTGCGAAGGTGCGCGCTGTGTACGCCAAGGGCCTCGGAGCGTACGGCTCGTCGGGCAGCCGCCCGGGCATGACCGCACACCAATGGGCATCGGCCCGCGTAAAGAGCGCATTCACGGGCGGGAAGGCCGCCAAGGTGGACGCTCACATCATTAAGGGTAAGTAAAGCGGCGAGTAGCCGCATCAGTCAACTCTCGTAGTCGTAGAAGAAGGAGTTATCATGGCCGCAACTGGCAAGTTCATTCACGCATCGACCCACACGGGTCTCGCCGTCAGCATGACCAACGCGTACGTCATTGCTCAACGTCACCTGCTTCCGTTGTACGCGGACAGCCCGGGTACAGTTGGCAACCGTGGCATCGGACGTTTGTCCGCGTTGTACATCCACGTCAACACCATCGCGGCCGGGGCGACGACCATCACTGCGCGGCTCAGCCTCGACGCGGCGGGCGACCAGCCATGGGTCGGGGACAGCACGGCGACCATCAGCACCGGCGTCACCACGGCAGCGCAGGGTGCAGTCACCTTCAAGATCGACATCGACTTCGTGCGCGCGACGAATGACAACCTGTACTGTCACTTCAGAACGAACGCGGGCACTTGCACCGTGGACGCGATCACCCTGACGTGGGAGGAGTAAGTCATGGCACAAACTTCCAACAACACTGACGTCTTCGCCCAGACCGTAGCGGGTGGTAGCACCAGCACCACGCTCTTCGATGGAGCATTCGGTGATGGATCAGATGGCGATGCTACAATCACAGGTGGCACCACTACTCTCACTCGTCCCTATCATTACAACAACTTGACCATCACGGGAACAGGCATCCTGAAGCCACGTGGCTTCAACATCTTTGTCAAGGGCGTGCTGACTATCAATCTCGGTGGCTCTATCAACGACAACGGTATCGCAGGTGGAACAGGCATTAGCGGTGGAACGGCACTCGCGATTGTCAGTACGGGCTTTGGTGCTGCTTCAGGTGCAGGTGGTGTGGGACGGACCAACAGTGGTGGTGGTAGCGCCGGCACAGCGTCGTCAAACTGCTCTCTCAACAATGTTGCAGCTGCTCCTGTTGGCGGTGTCGGTGGTGGTGTCAGTGCTCCTGCCCAGACTGGAGGAGTTGCCGGTGGTGCGCCGTCGCCGACTATCTTACAGAAGTGGAACTCACTGCCCGCTATTTTGACAGGTCGCACTTACAACGGCACTTCTACATTCAACGGTGGCGGGGGAGGTGGAGGTGGTGCAGCTGATATCACTGGTGGAACAGCTTCATCCGGGAACGGTGGTAGCGGTGGTGGTATCGTTCACATCGGTGCAAAGACCATTGTCAATAACGGATCAATCACTGCTAACGGTGGTGCAGGTGGTAATGGTGCTGCAACTGGCACTGCTTCGTCAGGTGGTGGCAGTGGTGGCGGTGGTGGTCTGGTGGCGCTGATAACAACTACAACTGCGTCTTTCGGAACTATCACTGCCAATGCAGGTGTAATAGGAACCGGAGCTGGTGTGGCTCCCACTGCTGCTGTTGTTGGTCAGCCTGGATCGGTCGCTATACTGGTGCTCGCATGATCATCATCGTCTTCCAGAAAGATACGCCTCAGTCAACGATCGATTGGCATGTCAAGCGCAAGAATGCAAGGATGTATTACACCGGTGTCCCTCCTAAGTGGGAAGCGCGTGCCATTGCAGAAGATTGGACATTCCCATACGTGGTGCCTGAAGCAGACATTGAAGGTGTCGAATGAAAATCGTAGACCTGACCCCGTCGTTTGACATCCTCGGCAATGGCGGGCGCAAGCCCGAACCGAAGGTCTCTCTGCCTGCACCCAAGGTCTTCGACCTGCTGCCCGGCAGGCTGGCCAAGGTCGAGCCGAACACCGACCGTGAACAGGTAGCACAGCTCGCGCTGTTCCCGAGTCTCACATGGAAGGCATAATCGCTGCAGTGTCCGGGCCCCTCGGCGCTCTCGCGTTGGCCGTCGGCATCATCGTGTACCTCGCCAAGGAGATCGTGCCTGCGCTGAAGGCGTACTTCGATGCGCAGACGGCACAGCTCGGCAGCCTGGTGCAGGCACTCGAGAAGACCGTAGCAGCCCACGAGGCTGACCGGTCTGCCTTCGAGCGCAGCATCGAGCGGCTGGGAAGCCGACTTGAAAAAGTCGAGAACGACATCACGGCCATCGCAGCCAAGCTGCACTGATGCCGAAGTTCAGCGAGCGAAGCCTGAGCAGACTCAACACCTGCAGCCCTGTGCTGCAGAGGTTGATGAAGGCGGCCATCGAGATCGGTCCGGACTTCTCGATCCTTTGTGGGTTCCGTACAAAGGCCGAGCAGGATGCTGCTCTGGCGGCTGGACATAGCAAGCTGGCGTGGCCGAAGTCACGGCACAACATCAGTCCGTCTATGGCAGTAGACATCGCGCCCTACCCCATCGACTGGAAAGATGAGGCCCGCTTCCTCGAGTTGTCTGTCTCGGTGAAGCGGGCCTGGAGTGCCATGTCAGATGGAGCGAGGTCAGGCTACAGTCTTACATGGGGCGGGGACTGGACTACGTTTCGGGACATGCCACACTGGGAGCTGGGCTTTGCGCGGGGACTCTCCCGAACACCATGAAGATAGGGCCGCCCTCTACGTCTGACAACGGGAAGGTATTGGCGTTCAGGAACTCGAGCGCCTCGTCGAGGTTCCATTCCTCCTTGTGCATGGTCGCGAAGATGACAGCCCGCTCGCTGTAGATGAAGCGGCCAGCGCTCGCATCGTACCCAACGACGCAGGAGTCGTAGATGTCGGCCGGCTCGAGCCGGATGGGTTTGTCATCGCTGATGTCGATCTCCTCGTTGCCGCGCATGTTGTGGTCATACAGTTCGAGCAGTGCGTCACAGCGGGTGAGGGCACGATCTAACAGTTCACGAATCTCGGTAGTGGAATCAAGCATGAGAAGCCTCGGTGAGAAGTAGGGAGTTGATGGAGTCGACTGAACATTCCACGGTCCACCACACGTGCAGGCACGCAGTGCATACACGCTGACGGGCGTACCAGTGAGGAGTGACAAAGCCTATGTTCTCCGCGATGTCATCTCGGACACCGGCAGGGATGTGAGTGTTAGCGACGGCCGGACCCCGGCTTGCTTTCACGCCAGTGTTCGGGCTGCTGCACTGGACGCAGGTCATCGTGCCCGCACATTGTGATCGCCCCGTCCGAGGTAGGCATCATTGGCTACGCACACCCGGTAGACCTCACGCTCCGCCGGGAAGCTGACCTTGCCCGGAAGGATGGCGAGCGTGCCGTCGGGCTGCATCATCGTGGCGCGTACAAGATTGACACGTCCGTCAGTTTCTTCCACGT